CCTCATTACTATAGGGGTGGATATGACTACTACTACAGACCATTAGAATATCGTGGTGGTGGTCGCACTCAATCTAATACAAGAAATGATGGAGAGCGTAGAGAGGTTAGTGGTACTACCCAGACGGGGACTGTGAGAAAAGATACACCCGAGAGAAAGAAAAGCTGGGGAACTAAATACTAATGTCTAAAGAACTCTCACCAGACACAAAATTTAATGTTAGTATCCAGACTATGATTGGGGCTTCCATGGGGATTGCCTCTCTTGTGGGAATGTGGTATATGCTACAAGCCGACATACAGGAAGCTAAAGAATTACCTGTACCTTTATCGTTGTTCTCTCAGGAGTATCCGAGCAAGGGCATTAGTGATTTTAATTGGAGTCCGTCCTACGAACAATACAAACAGCAGGTAGGCAACCTTCAAGAAAACCAAGATGACATCTACGAGATTGTCGAAGGACTTCAAGATGAAATTAAAGAACTAAATAGACAGATTACAAACTTAAGAATTGCTGTCCAATGAAATGGCTAATATTATTAATGTCATTTGTATTTGCCCAGCCTGTACAACAAGTAGTAAACGATGACAATTTTTATGGAGCAATTTACAAAGGAATGCATTTAGTAAGGTTTACTTCTGAATGGTCAGATGATAATAAACAGAATTTTTATCAAGGGAAATTTATTGTAGATGGTGATTCTGCACATATGGGAACACAAATGATGATATTACCATCGAAAAAAGTTCCCAAAGTTGTTAGAGAACTAAGATTAAGAAATTTTCCAAGCGTAGTTTTATTTAAAGATGGAAAGAAAGTAAAAGCGTGGAAAGCAAATTTTGATGGGAAGCTTGAATTGTCAACAGATGAAGTTAAAAAAGCAATTAATTGGCATTCAAAGGGAACAGTCTATTAATAGAATAGGCTTAAAGAAACCGTGATTAACAATAACAACAAGGAAACGAAATGGCAAAAAAACAAAACAAAAAAGAAAAAGAGCCTTTTCTTAACATTGACGGAGCTGAATATTCCGTTGATGAGCTTAGCGACAATCAGAAGCTGATGGTGCAACATCTATCTGATTTAAACAGGAAAATTGATAGTGCGACGTTCAATCTTCAACAACTGCAATTTGGAAGACAGGCATTCGTTGATGCTCTGAAAGCTTCTATTGATGAAGAGCCAGTTGTCGAAGACTCAGAATAGCGATTAATCAAGTTCTGGATGATTGATTCTAAAGTGCTCAGTTTGTATGCAGAATATGGTGCTGTTGGAATAATCGTAGTTTTGTTTGCTATGATGATAATCAATCTGATTAAAAGTCAGAAACTGCAGAATGAAGACTTAGATAAGATTAGACAATCAATCGCCAAAGCTGAGACTAAGATGGCTAATGTAGAAGGGATAGTATTAAAGATGTTGGATAGATGGAATCGTTCAGATGAAATCTCTCAAAGACATAGAGAAGACATAGTTAAGGAATTAAATGATGTTACAGATGACCTAGCTTATTTAAAAGGCAGGATAAATGGAAAATGAATAAGATTCAAGTGGATAATTGGAGAACAGATACTCAAGATAGACTAGAGGAATTGACCATTATGAGTGCCAAGCAAAATAGTGACATTCATTATATTAAAGAAACTGTGGATGATATTAAAGTTTTAGTAAAGGAACAGAATGGCAGGGTTCGCACATTAGAATCTTCTGTATCAAGTATACAGAGTGTAGGTTCATTTGTAGCTCTTGTGTTCGGTTCATTAATCGGATGGTTATATAAAGGAGATACGTAATGGAATGGTTAAGTTGGAGTAACTTATTTTATTTAGTTGGATTGATTATTGCTGGTGGTGCTACTTTTGTAGCAACTAAGTATAGGAATATCGTCAAAGAAATGAAAGAAGTAGCTTCTGAATTACAGAAAGCCTATGAAGATGGTCAACTCTCTAAAGAAGAGAAAGAAGCTGTCATGAAAGAGGTATTAGATGTACTAAAGGCTGTTATAAATTTAAAGTGGAAAATCTTTTAATTCATGGCAGATATAGTTACATTAGGAGATGAATCCACTAAGGATACAGGCTCTGGTAGTCAATTAAAAACAGGCGGCAGGAGAAAACATAGTATGGCTGATAAGTGCAAAAAGGGTGAAGTCTATAACACTAAAATAAAAAAGTGTATATCTAAAAGAGAATCAAAACTTAGAAAGAAGCTTGGTGGAAGATATGATAAGATGAGTCAGCAACAAAGAGACTTATATCCTACAAAAATAGATTCATTTAAACAAAGTACAAAATCAGATACTACAAAAAAGAAAAAACGAGGATACTAATATGCCTAAAGAATGCGTAAAAAAGAAAATAAAAGAAGGTATGTCTAAAGATGCGGCTGTAAAAGCTTGTTACCCTATAAGTAAAAAGAAACACGCTTGGGCATATAGTTCAGATTTGAAAGTTGAAAGAGTTTCAAGTAAGGTGAGAAGAGGCGTGCAAAAAGTAAAAAGAAAAAGAGCAATGAAAAAAGCAACTAAAAAAGGATATTAAAATGGAAAAACAAAAAGAATCGAAGAAAGAACCAACTTTAAAAGATAAGGTTGATACGATTTATGAAATTCTTTCACAACATAAAATAGATATAGAATATCTTGGAAGTAAAATAGAAGATATGTCTATTAATGTTGATAAAGTAAAAGGTCGAATGGGTATTTAATGGGGAAGCGAGTAGATTTATTTGGACATGACTGGAGTATTGATGAAGGTCTTGGAGATACAGTATCAAGAGTTATTAAAAAAGTTACAAAAGGTAAGATTAAGGAGTGTGGAGGATGCAAGAAGAGAAGAGATATGTTGAACAGGATGATTCCGTACAGCAGGGGGGACAGGAAGTAGAAGATACAGAAGAGGATAGAATCCTTTTGAATACTGTTCTTGATGGTGGAGCTGTGCAAGGAAAAGAAGGCGGACTTAGAATGGATATGTTTTCACACGATGACCCTGATGATTTACCATGTTTATGTGATTTACCTGCTCATGCTCAAGATATAATTATAAGTGAATCTGATTTATAGTGCCTAAACAATTATATAAGATGGAACAGTTTCATGGTGGTTTGAATACTCATTCAGACGATAGAGATATAGAAGATAACCAACAAGCTGCATTAGAAGATGTTATGGTTGATTCTCTTGGTCAAATAAAGATGATGGGTAGTTCTACGTCAAGTATAGAAACAGCTGATACTTCTGGTATTACTGGAACTATGAAAGCTGGTTATGGTATACATGCTTGGAAAAGTGATTATATAGGAGCTGAAGATAAAGGGAGTAGTGAAGCAGCTACTGGAGATGATTACGTTGCAATGTATGATGGTGCTGATGGTCAAGTTTGGGTTTATAGTGATGCTACAGGCGATTGGGATGATGATGTTAGTTTATCTGGTGGTGAAGGAGTAATTGATATAGGTAGTAGTACTACAGCTAGCGCTAAACCTACATTTTATTCAATGGAAGGTGGATTAAGAGTTTCAGATGGTAATCATGCTTTAAGTAATAGTTCAAAGTGGTATCAATATATAGATAGAACTTTATTTCAATCTATTACATCTACTGTAATAACCGATGGATGGTTTGATTATGACCAATATGTATCTGCTCCAAGTGATACTTCTAGATGGGACCCAGCTCTAACAGCATATAGTGTAAGCGCTGGCTCAAATCTTAATGTTACTGGATTGTCAACTGCTGATAAATTTATTACAGCAGACGCTTTATATGATGCAAGTGGTAGTGTACTTAATTTTAGAACAAGTATAGAAGTTACAGTAACAATATCAACTGGTACTATAACTGGTATTCCTGGCGAAACTGATTTTGATGTGGAGTTTAACTTAACATGCGGAAGTGGAACGGCTAGCGCTTTTAATGGCACATCTGGGACATCTCATCAGGCGACAAGTCAAACTGAAATGGGTAATGCTGTAAGTAGTGGTACAAAAGCTATAGTATATACATTTAATCTTGGTGACCATTATCATAATGGTTCAAGCGATGGTCAATCTTTTGCTAATAGTGATACTACAAATGGAGTTAGAACTCTTTTAGCTGTTACTAGTTCAGGTAAACTTCTAACTGGTACTGTTATAACAGCAGTTAAGGTTACAGAAGGAACCATTACTACTTCTGACCATACTGGTTTAGTTAGTAGTGGTACACCAAATGTATTTCTTGAAGTGCAAACTACTGCTGCCCCAACTAGTGGTATAACAGCTTCTGGTTGGGATAGTTCTTGGGAGTATGGTGTTTCATTTATATATGATGGAAATCAAGAATCTCTCATAAGAACATTGTATGACCCTGATACTACGCCTATTACCGTACACTCAATTACAGACCCTTCATTTGCTCCTATAGTAAAATTTTATATAGAACACGGAACTTCTACATCTTTTAATAGAAGAATAACTGGAGCTGTATGGTATGCAAGAGATGTTAGTGGTGAAGTTTTTAGCTCTTGGACGGCTCAAATTGAGTATGATTTTGCGAAAGGAGTTAGTAGAGTATTAGCTACTGGAAAAGAATTTGATGTTGAGTATAATACATCTGATGTTGAATATTTATTTGAAGTAGACCATGATTTTTTAGCAACACCTAATCTTGTAGATACATACTTTAGTAGGACTGGGGTAGATGATGCTGTTGCTGCTGTTAAAGCTAACTATGCAACAGCTACGATAGCTGGTCGTAGGGTTTATATAGGTAATGTTAAAATACTTAATGAAGATGGTTCAACTGAAATAAAAGGAGATGCTATGTTAAAAAGCCCTCCTAATAAATTTGATATTTTTCCTTCAGATAGTATTGTTGAAGCTTCTATTAATGATGGCGAGTCTATTGTTAAACTTGAAACATTTGCAGATAGGATATTACAATTCAAACAAGAAACATTATATATAATTAATATATCCCAAGATATAGAATTTTTAGAAGATGTACATAAATATAAAGGGGTGTCTCATCCATCTATGGTTTGTAAGACAGATTATGGTATCGCTTGGGTCAATGAACTTGGCTGTTATTTATATGATGGGAAGCAAGTAATTAATCTTCTTGAAAAAGGGGGAAGAAAACTTATAGATGATGATACATGGCAAACTCATGTTATTGACGCAGCTGATGAATCAAGTATGATTGGGTATCTGCCAAAGAAAAGACAATTAATAGTTGTTAAAGATAATGGTGATAATGCTAATGCTGGTGATATATTTTTATATGATATGGTTACTCAAAGTTGGACTTTTGGTGATTCTAAAATGACAGATAGTCAAATAAAAAGTAACTTTATTGTATTTCAAAATGAGTTAATTTATATGCATACAAATGCACAAAATGATTTTCTTAAATGGAATTCTGCTGTAGCTACATCTGTAAGTAATTTTCAAATTGTAACTAAAGATATTGATTTTGGAGAACCTGGTAGAAACAAGAAAATATATAAAGTTTTAGTTACTTATGATACTGGGAATGCTGACCCAAATGTTCAAGTTGATTATGATGTTAATGGAGGCACTACATTCCCCTACGATTTTGCTGATGGAACTCAATTTGCAAGTACAGAATTAGCAACAGCTAATGGATGGAAAGTAGCAGAATTAAAACCAGATACATCTTCAGAAGCAAATAATATAAAATCATTTCAATTAAGATTTGCTACAAATGGAACTGTACCGACTGGATTTAGAATTAATGATATATCAATAGTGTATAGAGCAAAGAGACCTAGATAATATGGACCAAGTAACAAGAAGGCTATTAAATAAAGCTCAAAAGCAAATTAAAACATTAAAAGAGATTACAAAAAGAGATGTATCTAAAAAATTTAATATATCTTTATTGCTTGATGAATTGCATAGTTCTAGTTCAGGTTTTTCTGGGAATACACTTACAAGTAGCTCTACACCTACTGTTACTGAGTTAGAAACTGATGTTGGAGCTTTGGCGGGTAAAGTAAATTTAATTATTAGAGCTTTAAAAACCGAAGGAATCATTAGATAATATGACTTTGATATCACTATTGAATTATAGTAAATTGAGAGGGAGAATACTATATGGCTAAAAGTTCTTTATACTCAGCTCATAGAGCCGCTGGAGCCTCATCAGGCAGATACAAAGCTAGTTTATATGACATAGCTAATGTTGGTTATGCTATGGAAGCCGATGTTGGCATAGAACAATACAAGCAAGAAAAGGAACAAGAAAAATTTGAAACAATTGGAGCTGCTCTTTCTTTAGCTTCATCAGTTGTTGGTGGTCTTGAATCTAAAAAGGAACATGAGGAATTACAGAAACTATATGGTGTTGAGCCAAGTAAGTCTTCAAAAGATTTTTATGGCGAGAAAGCTGGTTTTGATATGGGTGATTTATTTGGTGATAAATCTATTTTTAATAAAGGAAAGTCAACTACACCAGCTGCTCAAAAATCACCTAGTGGGCCTACTGCAAAGATGAAGGAAATGATGGGGATATATAAGCAGAAGGAAAATAAGCCAGGACAAGCCCTAGGTTGGGACCCAACTAAAGAGGGATGGTTTCAAGAACAGTTTGGTGAAGCTCTTGGATGGGTAGGCGGCAAGACAGGATGGAAGAAATAATAGATGAATAAACAAGACGCTAAAAAACAATTTGATAATATGACAGAAGAGTTAGGAATAAAGCATACTTTTCCTTTTGATATTGCATGGTCTTTTGCTAAGTATGTAGAGATAAAAGGAGGCTTAGAAAATCCATTATCATTTTTACCATCTGAATATACTAAAGAAGAGTTTATGGTTGGTATTAATGATGTAGAGAATAAAATGTTAGAAAGTGAAATGTCTCTTAAAGGTAAAGAACTTGAAGATTTTAATCCACTAAAACATTCTTTTGCTAAAGGTGTTTATATTAGAGAAGTATTTAATCCAGTTGGTGAATTGTTAGTTACTAAAATACATAAGTATTCTCATCCATTCTTTCTTTTACAAGGAGAGATGACAATTCTTGGTGAAGATGGTGAGAAAAGAATAAAAGCTCCACATTATGGTATCACAAAAGCTGGCACTAAAAGAATTATATATGCTCATACAGATTGTATTTTTGTTACAGTACACGCAACTGATGAGACTGATTTGAATAAAATTGAAGAAGAAATTATTTCTAAAGATTTTGAGGATAAAGGGTAAAATATGTCTTGGGTAGCAGTAGGTGTAGGTATATCAGCAGCTTCTTTTTTAAGTGGAGCGTCAGCTAGAAAATCTGCAAAAAAGTCAGAACAAAAACAAGCTAAAATAGAATTTGATTATCTTGGTCAACAAATGGCTAAGGCTGATGAATCTTTAGCTGCGTTAGACCCGGTTAAGGAATCAAAATTAAAAGTTGCTCAAGCTAGTTATTTACAAGATATAGGAGACTTATCAGTTCAGACTGGTCAAAGCAAAGAAGATTTACAGCAACAATTTTCATCAATGGTTCAAAAAAGTGGCATGGCTACATCTGGTTCAGCGAATGTTAAAGCTTCTCAAATGTGGAAAAGAATAGGGTCGTCTTTTGGAAGAGGTCAACAGGGTTTAATGGGTCGTCTTGGTGAGAAGATGGGTGCTGTGGAAGAATGGTATGAATCTGAGAAAGCAAGAGTAGGCTCAGAAAAAACGAGGATGGAGCATCAAAGAAAATTGGCGGCAGCTAAGAGTGGAGGATAAATAAGAGGTATATTATGGCAGCAGAAGCATTTGCAGCATTAGAAAAAATATTAGAAAGTAGAGAGCGTAGGGAATCAACTGATAGACAATACGCTTTAGCATTAATGCAATTTGATTATCAAAAAAGACAAGCTGATATGGCTCAGGTTGGTAAGCAACTTGAATTGTTACAAGGAGCTAATGCTCAAATGATGACTAATGTAGCTCAAAATTTTATGTCAGAGTCTGGTCTAGATATGATATATAGCGCTGAAGATAAAGGTGGTGAGGATGCTATGGATTCGTTGAAAGATTTAGGTTTTACAAAAAATCATGCTGCTAAAGTAACTTCAGCTGTATGGGCATATCATACAGCTCAGAACCCTCAACCAATATTAAATCTTGGTAGAGAATTAAAGAATATCTTTATGATAGATTTAGAATCTCTTACAGCAGACCAACGAAGGTTTGCACATTCTTTAGGTGGTCTTATTGGAATGAGTGGTTCAGAATTTGAAGTTGAAAAAGGTAAAGAATTATTAAATAGAACTGACAAGATTTTACAGAATCAAGATGATATTATGAGTGAAGTATATGAATATGGAACTGGTGATTTTGAAATACAAAGAAAAGATATTGGTTTAGGTTTGCAACAATTAGCTGAAGAAGCTGAAGCAGGTGAAGATGATATAGGAGGTGTACCTATGATATCTGTTCCAACTCCAAAAGAAATGTTAAGTCAATCTCAACAGTCTCTTAAAATAACTCAAGATGAGTATGATGCAAGTGAAAAAGCATTAAATCTTTTAGATACTGAATCAATGACTTTAAAAGAATTACAGAAAAAAGGAAGTTTAACTGATGACCAAAGAGAATATTTATCTCGTATTCCTGTTATAAGAAATGATTTAGAATCTGAATTATCAGATTTAAATGAAGCTATATCTAAAGCTAAGGAAGAAACAAGAGAATCTAGGGGATTTGAAGCTGAGGTAAAATTATCTAAGATTATGAAAGCTAAAAGAAAAGCTGTCGGTGGTAGTTATTCGCCTTATTAATATAAAAAATGCCTGACAATCTAACCCAAAAATTCAAAGAGGATTTAAAGGCTAGGTCTAGGAATATAACAACTCCAACGCCTATGGCTCAATCTGGCCCTGTAACTACTGGTCAAAGTTTATGGGAAACAGCTGGTACAGGCCAACAACCAAATTGGATGACTGAAACTTTAGAAGATGAAGGTAGTGCTGCTAGAACTGCTGGATTAGCTCTATGGGGTTTTCTTGAAACTGGTACTCTTGGTCTAGCTGGTCTTGGTGTAAGAGCTGTATCTAAAGAGGCATATGAAGGATTACAACCTCGTAACTTTGCAGAAAGAGTTGCTACTGGTATTGGTACTGTTGGTGGTTTTATTGTACCGTTTGGAGCTGCAAAAGTTGGTGCTTCTGCTTTATTAAAAGGAGCTAAAGTAGTACGAGATGGTAAAGTTGTAGGATATGGTGCAGCTAAAGCGAGTGAGAAATTTGTAAGTAATGCAACTAGAGTATTAAAAGCTGACCCAGCTTTCAAGAAATGGTATGCTAATCAAGGTCTAGACCCAAAGAAAGTAACATCATGGATTGAGAAGTCTGGTCTATTGCAAGCACCTAAAGCATCTATTAAAGGTGTAACAAGAGGTCACTTTGGTAGTTCACACGCAGCTCGAACTCAATACGCTGCTAATGTTGCTAAGAATACAGAATCAATTATTCGTAAGAAAGTTGATAGTATGGCTAAAGCATTTGCTAAGAAGGGTGATGATATACCTTTTAATATAGATGAGAGGTCAATAGGACTAATAAAAGATGAGGTTACTAAATATATAGGTGGTAAATATAATTTCCCTATAACTAATCTTCATCAGTATTTAGCTGCTAAATGGGGCAATTCAAAAATGGCTAGTGTAGCTGCATCAGCAGCTGAAGAAGCTATATTATTTTCTGCTGTTGAATTACCTATGAATTTAACTAATAGTATATATAATGAAGATGTAGACTTTGCTCCATTCTCCACATTAGGACACTCAATGGTGCTTGGTTCTGCTCTTGGTGTTATTAGATTAATACCTGGTGGTAGAGACATGGGTATTATGAAGACAGCTTGGGCTAGGGCAGGTCAATTTCTGACTAGAAGAAAAAGATGGTCTAGTTATAATGTAAATGAATCTTCTGAAAGAATGTTACTTACTAGAAGAGCTCAAGATTTATGGGATGATAATCCTGAGATATTTAAAGGATTAGCTGGTACTAAATTATATAAATCTGGTGGTAAAAGTACTGTATCAAGTAGAGATGAGATAACTAAGTTTGCTGAATCACCAGAGACAGCTAGAGAATTAAGAAGTTGGATGAGTTCTGTTGAAAGAACATTTTATAAAGAATGGTGGCCTGGTTTCTTAAGAGATTCTGGTAAAGATGTATTTGGTTCTATGCCAAGAATGATTGCTGGTAGTGTTGCTTTTAATGCTGGATTATTTAATGAGTATAGAAAAGGTAATATACCAACTGAAGATATGGTATTCCATACTCTATTAGGTGCTGTTATGACTAAGAGAGGCAGAGATATAGAGTATATAGACCATAATGGAAGAACTCAATTAATCCCTGAGAACAGAAGGCCTCGTGTATATGATGATAGTTTTGAAAAAGTAGATTCATATCTTAATTCATTAGGTCTTAAAGTAGACCATGCTGCTTTTAATAATCTTATGAACAATATGGATATTCTAAAGAAGAATGGTAAACCAGATTATTCTACTGATGATATGCAAAAACTATTTAAGTCTCTTGAAGAACGTGATTTTGTAGTTGATGCAAGTGAAGAATTAACACATAAAAATAAGAATATATCTGGCAATGATGTATATGATACTTTAGGTATTCTAATGGAAGGAGTTGTTCCTGAAGGTAAAAGATTAAAACAATCTATTGAGTTATCTGAATCTGAATTAGCAGATTATCTAGTACATATAAGAGGTTTAGAATTAAAGTCTTTACAAGACTATAGAACAGATTCAAGTAAAACTGGCACTGGCAAAGGTATATACTCAGTAGCTGATATAAGAGATATAGCTCAAAACTCTGCTTCTAAAAATATAGAAGCTGCTTTAGAAGTCAATAAAAGAGCTGTTGAAGATGCATATAATATAATATTACAAGAAGAAGCTATACAAGAAGGTAAGCCTAAAGATGATTGGTCTCCTGTATCTGAAGATGCTAATGGTAAACTTATTTTCCGAAAAATTAGATATGATAACTCATCACCGTTAGAAGATTATGAAAGAGTTATGAGATTGTTTGGTAATGGTAGAAATGATGGTGAAGATGGATTTAAAAGTGCTTTAGGTTCTATTAGAAATCGTGTTATTATGAGAGAAGGAGATAGAAATGAAATAGTATACAATGCAGCAATGCATAGAAAATTATTTGGTGATAAGGCTAGTGGTGATAGAGGTGAGATGGATAAGTACGATAGAGAGCTTACTACCCAAATGTTTGGTGAAGGTGTAATGTCTGATGATGCTTTGCTTCACGTTGGAGATGCTTATTTTATGGATGGTATAGAATCTCATATGTTCGCTAAGGGGATTAGAGACACATGGTTAGAATTTGAAGCTATAAGAGATAATGATACTAAAAAGAGTGTATTTGGGGATGAAGTAACAGATATAAGAACACTACTTGATAGAGCATTTTCAGGAGGCCCGGGTTTATCTGGGAAAGAATTACCTACAGGTATAGTCTTAACAGAAGGTGGTAAAATAATAAATCCGAATAGAAAAGAACAATTATTCGCGAGTGATGTTTTAGAAGTATTAAAGCAACAGAAAGAAAGAAGTTCTATAAATGAATCTATATCTGGTTCTGTAGTAAAAAGGATGGATGTAACTGAAATGGGTCAGCTGATGGAGAAGTTCGACGCCTTTGGTATACTTGATGGGTTTAAAGGGAATAGAGAAAGGGTTGATACGTTTGTAGCTAATCTTGCTCATTATACTAGGACTAAAGGTTTAGCAATGGCTACAAGGAATGATGGCTCACCATTAACTCCAAAAGATTTAGCTACTATGGAAGTTCTTACAAGGACAAGATTGATGGGTAAGAATTATGATATGGCAATGCTTACAGACCAGATTGGTAATTTAAAAGATTTTTTTATAAAATCAGATATTGTTACTAAACAAGATATAAAGGCAATAGATAAAAGTTTACTTAAATGGACTAAAGATAATGACTCTACAGTAAAAGAAATATTTAAAGATTTAGAATCTGCGAATAAAAATTTATATGATTTATTTGTTGACGCTGCTGAAAAGATGGAAGGTGTTGGTCGTGAGAATGTATCAATGCTATTGGGTGACTTTTTATCTTTATATGATGAATCGTTAGCTCCTTTATGGAAAACAAGAAATGGTGGTATATTAAAAGAGACTACTACAAAAGCAGCTATCACTAGTGATTATCTATTTAAACTGGTTTCTGAGTTTAATAGAATTAAAACTGGTGAAATTGATATGACTCATAGAGATTTATTAGCTGCTATTGATGAGGTTTATTATAATACAGCATCTAACCAATATAAAGATTTCTTAAAATTAACACTTAATAGTGTAGTTGATAGAAAAGGTGATGTTACAAGAGTTATAGAGATACTCAAAAGATATAAGTTATTTAATCCAAAGACTAATGTATTCTTATTTGATGAAGCTGATAAAACATTAACAGATAAAATCAAAGATGCTTCTAGAGAAATAGAGGTAGCAACACAAACATTGCCGATTGAAAGAGAAATTGATATATTAATGGAAAGAGATAAACAGGATTTCAGTCCTAAGTCTCATTCAGATACTCATGTATCACTTACTCTTGAAAAATTTAAGAAAGATTGGGGATTAAAATACCAAACACCTGATATTGTATACGGTCAAACACCAGCTGCTATGTTAGAAACTATAGTAACTGATATGCCTGGAGGATTTACACTATCTAACTTCTTTGATTATACAGTTAAAAAAGGTGAAATGAGTAAAGAGATTGATGGTAAAGTGTATACTCATAAAAACTGGAAAGAGATGCCTGAGTATCAGATTGAAAGATTTGTAAATGATGTAATTAAAATATGGTCTGGCATAACTGAAGGCGTTAAGGTTAGAAACCTGAAAATTGGTGAAGGAGAAATACCTTTAGATGAACCAGGCTCAGCTAGAAGAAATGACCTTACAGATTTCTTATCAAGTGAATTTGGCGAATCTGTATTTGTTGACCCAGAGTTCTATGATAAAACTGGCATAAAAAGAAATGTTAAAGAAGTAATTGATGATTTAAGAATTGGTTTTTATACTAGTGTTGGGAAAGTAGGTCAAAAAGCTGAGTCTAGATTAGCGACAACTGAAGCTGAAGCATATGATTATTATGCAGGAGCTAAGAAACCTCAAAGTGGATATATTGTAGCTTGGCTTGCTGATGTAGATTCAGGTATAGGCATACCAATAACAACTGCTGAACCAGGAAAAGGTCTTAGCGGTGTTCATAAATTGGCAAATAGGTTTGTAGATACTTTAAATGAAGCTAAAGAACGATGGAAAGATTCCCCTGAGATATCAAATTATATTGATAGAATGATAAATCAGTATGTAAAAACAGATGATACTCGCATTGTAGATACATTTGATGTTGATGATGAAGGGAATCCAATTAATTATAAGTTTAGAGGTGAGATTCCTTCAGATGAAAGAACATCAGACAATGCCACTACAATGTTAACTACTGTATTTGGTGATAGACAATTTGGTAAATCTTTCTGGAATTCTGTAGTTAATTCAAAAGCTGATACAAAAGGATGGACTGCTGAAAAAGAATTTGCTCATGATTCATTAAGAAGAATGAGACTTTTTACTAATAGAAGTACAACTAATCTTGAGACTAAAAGAATTGAACAAATAACTGACTTTATGGATAAAATAGTACCTAAGAATTTAATGTCAGATATGAGAGAAATTATTGATAATGTACTAAAGCCTATAAATAAAAGTGGTATGTACAATTTTCATATTTTAAAGGATGAAGCTTTAGTTAAAGGTGAAATGAATCCTAAGTTATCATCTGCTTATAGAAACCTAGCCGAACAAGTACAAAGAGCAAGAGAACTTAACCCAGATACTGATATAAAAAGTATTGATAAAGATTTAAAATACCCCGGAGGGTTAGGAGATACAAGCCACTTTAATTCTATTGTAGTTGTTAGCAATAGATTTATGGAAGCATTGAAAGTACTGACTGGTGATTTTCATAGGAAAGGTTCAAAAGCTGCTAAGCCTATTATTTCATTTGCAAGTGATGGTGACGCTGCTTTCTTAGGTAAGACAATGTTTATGGTAGATAGTAGATTTGAACCATACTTAGAAAATAATAAGATAGATATGGTAATGTTTGATTCTGCTGTAAAAGCTAGAGGGGGAGATTATGATGATTCTATTATAGATTTAGGTCAGTACAGAGATATGGATAATTTCCTAGCATCTACTAATAGAGATAAAACAGTAGGTCTTCCTATAGAATCAATACAGATGCAGAGTTGGCATGCTGAAGATAAACCAGCTCGTATACCAATGCATGTTGCTAATGATTTGGTAGGACAAAAATTAAATGATGCATATTTTAAATGGTTAAACAGACCAGCTGTTAGAAACTATGAGGACAAATTGTCTAGTATTGTAGGTGGTGGTAATATATCTAGAATGACTGCATTTTCTAAGTTTTTAATTGGTGAGGTTGGTGATGACGTTGATAATGTAATGTATAGTACTATGTCTAGATGGTTAAGTGCTAATGGTTATCCTATGTTTTTACCATTTAAGACTAGTATGAAAAATGCTATGATGAGAGAGTTTATTGATAAAGCTGGTATGATAAGCCCTGAGAATCATCATGGTAGTCAAAGTGTATTAGTTCCTTCTTATTATGAATTTGACCATGTTAATGGATTGAGAAATATATTATTTGAAGACAAATTAGGTGATGGGATTGAAAGTGTATATACATACGGTAATGCTGAAATAGGTGATAATAATTATACAAAAAGATTTGACCCTAAGAATACAAATGTAATTGTAGGTAGAGAAAACGCAGCTGACCAATTAATGACTTGGGATGACCTTATAAAAGGAATAAGAAATGATATTGGTAAAGCTCAAAGAGGTCAAGTATATATAAAGACTAAAGAGCAAGCTAAGCTAAATGCAAAAATGAAAGGTAATGTAGAAGGTTTTGTATTTGGAGGTAAAAGGGAACATCAATTAGGTAGGTTAGTTGATTGGGTAAAAGATTTAAATACATTTATGGATAAGAATATAACTGTTGAAGTTGCTGGTGTATTTCAAAGAACGCCTTCTACTCGTTCATCTGATAAAGTTATAGCTGGTATAAAAGGTTTTATTGATGGAAACTTTGTTAGATTAAATACTATTGATTTATGGACAAGATTAGAAGCTGACCATGATTATGATAAATTAAATTATTGGTGGGATACTCCAACTGATATATTAAATGCTTGGAATGGAATGGCTCCTGATAAAAAGTCTGTTGTTAATACATCAGAACCAACATCTATAAGAGAACTTGACTTACTTAATCCTTCTAGTCTAAGAAAATATAATTTTGATTCACAAATAGCTTCAAAGAAGAGAGGTGAAGTTGTAAAAATTAAAAGAGTCTTTCAATTTATGAAGCATTATAGAGGTGAAGATGGCGAGAGAGGATATAATATAACTTTCCCTACTATGACAGGAGAACCTAAGACAGTTATAAGAATTAATGAAGCTAGAATGTTGGAAGCTGAATCAAAAACTACAGATGATATTCAAAGAATTGTAGACTCAAAAGATGGTTTTACAGAAGAAGACTTTGGATTAAACCAAAATTATTATAGAGATATATTATTTGGAAAAGAAGGTTTAATTTTAGAAGTTAAAGATAAGAATGGAAATATAATCAAAAAAGAATATCAAGGTTTATTTGAAAAAGGAGTTCTTGTAAGGGATGCTAAAGGCAAAGAACAATTCCAATCAGAAAAAATAAAACCTGTAGAACAAGATATTATAATAGCTTCACTTCAACCTTATAAAGGATTCTTACAATTAGCTACTGATACATATGAAGGTGGAGAAGCTAAGAGAGTTAATTATGATTCATTTATAACTGGATATGATACATATAGTGATTCTATGTTAAATCTTGAAGCTTATGTATTAAGAGCTATGAGAAGAAATCCAAAATATAAGTTTGAAGATTTTGCTAAATATTTTTATTCAGATGCTACTGGTGGTAAACTGCCTGTTTCAATATTTGGATTGCAAGATGCTAGACTCCCAAAGGTTGCTAGGAGAGGTCAACGAGTAAGCAATTTAGGTTCAGAGTTATTACCATTTGATAGGTCTGTATGGTCATCGGCATCAGTTGATAGAATGGGATTAGAAGAACCATATAAATCTCACGATAAAAGTGAAGAAGCTTTTAATGATATATGGAGTGACCATGTAGATAAAGATAATGAGACAGATGCTGTTGTAAGAAAAATAGTAAACTCTATTAAACATGATGCTGAGAATTTTGAATTTTTAAATATTCTAGATAGGAAGATTGTTTCAGCTAAGTCTGGTCTTAAAAGAGCTAAAAGATATAATGATGAAAACTTAGAATCTTGGCTTGGAGATAGAGTTAATAGGTTGCAAGGAGTAAGAGATAGTGTAAATGATAAGATATTACTTGATGAATCAGCTACTATACCAATAGCAAAAACTATTAGAAGACAGTTAATGCAATCAATCGTTAAAGGATTGCCTGTTGACCTTGTTACTATGTATAAAGATACTAAAGGAAATATTAAATATGGTAAAAAGCAAAGCGTTGGGCCTGAGCAGACTGGTAGGTATGTAAATCAAAGACAAGAGTGGATAAGAAATAACATGAGAAGGATTATTGGCTCTACTTGGCAGAATAATCAATTAGCTATTGAAATAAAAGGTATTAGTAGTAATGATTATGCTCAGATGGTTATGTGGCATAGAACACTTGCAGAGAAGACAGGGTTTATGTTAGACCCAAGAACAGTTCCTTATTCAGAAGCGTTTGAGATTAGTGTATTCGAAGCTAGGAGAGAGTTAGGTAAAAAGTGGTCAAGTTGGTTTGAGCATAGAGATTATGCTCCTCATGAGAGAGAAGATATTGTACAAGCTGACATTATGAGATATATGAGAACAGAATGGGGCAGATGGAATGATATGGAAGATGGTCTTGGCAATCTCTGGATACTAAAGTTTATGACACCTGAACCAGATGGTATGACAGCTACTTACCACCAAAAGCATTTTCTACCAGGGTTCTCTAATATAGATAAACAAATTAAATATATTACATTAGGTATGAATTTCTTATCTACAAACCCAGAAATATTAGATATACCTATAGCTAGACAAGCCGCTAAAGAAGCTGGTTTATCTGGTAGACAAACAGATTTATTGGTTGACAAAAGACAACTGTTAATCAGAGAATTAGCTGAATCATTTACAGATAAAATGAGAGCTTTGTATAATCAAGAGTCACCAAGACAGAATGTTAATAATATGACTGGTGAAGAAAGACTTAAAGCTGCTCTTGGTGGTGATGATATAAGCTCTTCTATATTTGCAACAAGTGAATCATTGTATTCTGGTAATAGTAATGCTGATATGATAAAAGAAGCTGGTGATGTATTTACAGCTATAGATAAAGGTGAGATAGAAAGAATACAAGATTTAAATCCTGAGATGAAATTATTATATGGAGTTACTGGAGACTTATCTCTTGATTATCTATCATTAAAAGGAGCCCCAGCTAAGATTGACCAACTATTGGATATTAAAAATATGGCTAGATTTTATTTTATGCCTAATAAAGTATTGAATAGTAGAGGCAAATTAGAAAATGTAAAAGATTTAAAAGGGTATTATGATAGTGTTAAGAAAGATGGCAAGATATGGTTTGGTGATTTATCTGAAAAGAATATGCTTGTAAAAGATAAGGTATCTAGTATTGATATGAATCCATTTGGTAGTCCTATAGAGAGAAATGTAGAGACTGGAGAAGGTGCTAAACAAGTCTTCAGAGACAACATAATGGGATGTTAAATAAAGGAAATTAATTATGGCTCTTTGTGACCCAAAAGTATTAGAATTAGGCGAAAAAGTAATAGATAAATGGTTTAAAAAAGGTGGAATCATATCTAAGAATCTTGGAAAAGATAGCTATGGATATTTAAAACAACTGTGGTGGTCAACAACTAGAAAAGATTTTGATTATGGTGAGACACCATCAATTTCAGAACTTAAAGTTATAAGTAAAAGAATTGATAAAGTAGAGAAAGGGTTTACAAAAAGAACAGGAAAGTTTGCTGAATTATTTTATTTACCTGAGGTTGTTCTAGCTAATAATATGCCAGCTAGAGATGCTTATAGATTTTTTATGAAATCTCATCAGCAATTTCAAGGTCATAGAGATGATTACCAAAGTGTTTTTAATAGTATTGTAAAAAAACTTGGTGAAAAGTCTAGACTTCTTGGATTGAGCCGTAAAAGTGGGTTTAAAACTATGAATAAAGCTCATAAAGAACTTCAGAAAAAGTATAATACATATCAAGAGAAAATGCAAAATGATGGATGGAAATCAGCAGAAGATTATTATGAAAAAGAATTAGCTGACCTATCCAAAGATACTCAGTTTGAAATATTTGAATTAGCTAATGACGTATTAAGAGACCCTGATTTAGTAAGTAAAGAACCAAAAAAGTATGGCATATTCTCAGACATAGCAAGCGAGTGGAAAAGTATAAGTCCTAAACTGTATAGAGATTTAAAAAATGGTTTAAGATTTCATATAGAAGCTATATCAGAAGCCAATGAATTAACTGGTGGTGCTTATACAGAAATGTTAGGCAACATGAGAAAGATACAAAGCAATTTAAAGCAAAGGAAGAATTATTTCCCAACTGAAGTGCTTAGAATGTTTCCTACTATGAAAGCTGTTCAAGAATCTATATATGAAAAATCTACTACTTTAGAGAAAAAAGATTTAACAAAAGTAAATGACTATGTTGCAAACATGAGTGAGATACTTATTGATGAACTTAATCTATCAAAGCATGCTTTAGAGGCTAAATATGGAGATATGGCTAGACATAATAAAGATGTCATTGGTGTAATGGATAATTATATTAGAAATATAACGATGTTTAACTTCGCTGGGACAACTTCGGCTAAGCTGTTGCAAGGTATAAGAAAGATAGGCGAAATGTCTCCAGATGAGGCAGACCAGCAGTCTCAATTCTATATAGATTATCTTTATGATACTCATGCAACTATGTTAGGATTGAATGTTAAATCATCATTTTGGAGAGCTGCTACTAGAAATGTTACAGCTTGGCAGTTTATGTCTAAACTTGGTTTAAATCTAAGAGGAGCTGCGAGAAATGCAACTCAGTCATTACAAAACTATGTTTACTTTGGTGTAAAGGGGATGAGAGATTCTTCTCAGTATTTAGATACTGCTAATATAAGGGCTTTAGCTGACGCTGAGGCTAAAAAGCATGGTGTTTATTTTGCTGAAGCTCGTGAACTTACAAATACATTAGGTTTGTTTCCAGATGTAGCGACATCAAAGATAAATGGGAAAGAAGTACTTACATATAAATATGACAGTACATCTAGAAAATTTTCAGAAGGTCTCGAAAAATTTGCATCAATAACAGCTAAGCCAATGAGGTGGGTTGAGAATAAAGTCAATAGACAGTTAACATTTAAAATGGCATTTGCACTGAGACATCAACAGTTAAATAACAACGCTGGTATGATTGAACGAGATGTTACTAGGGCGATAAAAGATGGTAAACTCGATAAAGATACAGATATAAATGATTATATACAGAATTTAATAACAAAAAGGTCTTCAAACTTTGCAGCCAATATGGTAAAAGAACTTCACTATGAATATTCTGGGTTTGCAAAGCCAAAAGTTTTAAGAACACCAGCTGGTTCTATATTAGGTCAGTTTATGACATATAGTGTTAATTTTTGGAACTACCAACACAAGATAGCTACTAGAGGTAAAGACAGTATAGTTGCTGGAGACTGGGGAAGTCCAGAAGCTTTTAGACTTTATAGGTTAGGGATGTTATACTCATTCTTATATGGTATACTATCACCTCTGACAAATACAGATGTAGGTAATCTTATACAGCATGATACTTATGAAAGATATCAAAACTTTGCTGATGCCTTTAGTGAAGATGAGGAAGTTAAGAAGAGAGCTTTCTTTGGTAAAGGTCCTATAATTGGAACTGTAGGTGGACCTTTCGTTGGTGATATTGTTACTATGGGTAATGTATTTGGTCTATACGATTTAATGTCCAATGGTGAATTGGATGAACATAGTTGGTTAGGTTATTTAGCTGGATATCAAGACTATGCTGATTCCCGTGACTCTGATAGAGTATATGATGCTGTAAGAACATTAAACACAGAAGTAGCAAGACAACTTTATGTTATTTGGCCTCGTATGTATAACGGTGCTGGTCTTGGTACATTAGCTCAAATAGAATTAGGTCTATTCCCAGACAAAGAAATGAAAGAGAAGAAGGCTGTAGTTGCTAAGGCTGTTGGTCTACCAACTCCTGCATATGCTGAACCTAAATCTGTAAAGAAAAAACCTAAGAAAAAAGATGTAGTATTAGAAGCTCTAAAAAATCTGTCAAAAGATGGTAGGAGAATACAAGGAGCTGAGAATGTTGGTTCGGATGAATGGCTTTCAAATATAGTGAATAGTCAGAAAGCTTATTCAGCTGATTTACAACCACTAAAAGGTTCTTTATCTAGATATAATACAAGACTATTATCATTAGCTCAACAAAAAGGTTATCAAGGTGGCTTTGACAGAGGAACTTGGAGCTAAAAAAAGGGGGCCGAAACCCCCTCTCTTTTTTGCCTGATGATTAATTAAGAGGAGTCCAGGCGGAAGTTCTCTTCATATCTTTTAATAATCTTTTATTTCTTTTACTAGGTATCTCTACACCATAAGTTGCAAAAGATGCCAATATATTTTCAGCTCTTAATCTTATCTTTTTACCTTTATTTTCTAGCTCAACACCACTCCTTATAATATCTGATAATTCATTTAATATTTCTTCTGTTAAAACTATTTTATTTTTAGTCATTAATTATCCTTTTCATTGTTTACATACCAAACTACCATTAAAGCTGCATCACTTGTACTCAATGTAATCTTATTCTCTGGGAATAAATTAATTGCTATTTGTTTCAACTGATTTTTCCTTTCTCTTTTTATTTTTGGAAGAGGCTGAAGCGGCTTCATCCATGATTGAGGTGTAACTTCTAGTGTTGGAATATCATATGCTCCAAGTATTCCTAACCATTTACCAAAGTTACATCCGAATTTAAACGCACTACTTCTTGCGTCTGTAGGGAAAGCATGAACCTTCTCTATCACACAAAAAACATTCTTATCTTTAACTCTAGCTGTATTTATTATAGCTGCCATTTCTTTCGGTGTCTCTGGGCATTTATGTAATATCATCTTATCTTTAGCTTCATCGTATATTGCTACTCCACCTTTTGCTCCAGGGTCAATACCTATTATAATCATTACTCCCAATCCTTCCTAGCTGAATATTTATTTTTACTTTTCTTATGTCTATACTTAGACCGATACGTTACTACTTTCTCGGTTTTACTTTCCATATACTTTTTCCTGTACTCATCTAATATATTATCAAGTTCGCTAGATGAGCAATCCCACAACTTTTTAGTACCAACTATCTTCTGTTTAATGTCGATAGTCGTCTCTATTGTGAGATGCTCATCAGCTTGGATTGTTGCTAACTTATCTGTAAACTCTTCTAACTTCACTACTTTTAAAATGGTACTTTCCTTTTAGTATTACTATCAATATCATTCTTTGCATCATCTCTATCAAAGTAAAATTTACATCTATTTCCATTAAAGCCCATAACATAAGTTCCTATTGTTCCATATCTACTCTTAGGTACTATTATTTCTATCTCATATTTATCATGTGATTCATTATCAAAGTTCCACCCATAGAACGGCATGATTGCTGTCTCTGCTGTTTGTTCTATTACACCTGACTCTGCGAAATCACTTAGTCTTGGTTTAGGGTCTATTCTCTTTTCAATTTCTCTGTTTAATTGTGATACTAATATTGCACTGCAATTTTCTTTCTTACATATCCACTTATACTCATACATTATACTTTCTATTTGGAATCTTCTTTCTTCTATATCATCTACTTGTATTAACTGTATGTAAT